AATATAATTAATAATATCTATTCAGTATGAATGTAAAAGAAAAATTTAGAAAGGTACTGGAAGCATTAAATCTGGTTGATAAGGCAACATCTAAGGAGCTTACCGATGAAGATTGGAAAGCCATTGTTGATACTTATCAAAAAGAATTTCAAGTTACCCTTCAGGATGACATGGCTGCTGACCAGGCTTCACATCAGAATCCTCTTGATCAGGAAGCGATGAATCAGGCTCAGGCTATTTTGGATTCTATTATCGTTCGCAAGGATCTTAACTGTCATCACGGTGATATGGGACCGAAAGGCGACAATGGCACTTCTACTAATGACAAACCTCAGAATGCATCTCCGGAAACAGTAGCTCAGTCTGCAGAGTTGGTTAAGGCCATTGTTGATGGTTTGAAAAATCAGGCGGCAGCCGATATCCCGGTATCAGTTGCTACAGCTTCCAATCTTCAGTTTAATGGACCGGGAAATACCGCTAAGTTCTTGTTTGGAATCGAGCATCCTATGTTCTCAATGAACAACCGTTGGAATAAGATTGCTGCTAACCCTCGTATAGCTGCAGCTATGGAAGATCCGGAAGAGAACGAAGAAGGTGCCTCTTTCCGTAAGGAAGTTGTCAGTTACTCTGTTTCATTGAGGAAACGATACAACTATCTGCATCAAAACCACATGCTGGATGTAAAGAAGCTCGCAGCGGGTGAGTTCTCTACCAATTATGAAGGTGTTGATACAGCCGGAGTCGGTAACCAGCATGTCGTTTTGCGTCAGGATCAGTTGATTGCTCGGGTGTTAAGCAAACGCGACTTGACTCAGTACTTCCCGGTTCGCTATGGAATTCAGGATCATGACCTTGTGTTCAATGCATTCTTCACTGAAGTTTCTCAGGCTTATCAGCAGGGAGAAGTCTTCAAGGGTGACATGAAACTGGAAAACGAGATGGGCCATGTTGACGATGCAATGATTAAGATGAAGTTCGGTCCGATGAAGGACTTGGAACGTAAATACATTGCTTACCTCAATAAAGAAGGTTCCGATCCTATCAAATGGTCTATGATTGAGTTCTGTATATTGAATTCTCTGGAGACAGCTCAGGTTGAACAGAACAAACGCCGTATGCGTGGTATCTATGTTAAACCGGAAGCGGGTATTGCCGGTTCTTATCTGAACTCTTCTACGGGACTTCTTTATACCTTGATCCGCTATCATCATGAAAACAAGATCTTGTTGCATGATGATGCAGCATATCGTTCCTACACTCAAGCTAATATGTTGGATGCGGTGCAGGAATTCCATGCCGATGTTGTTGCATCATGTACCGAGGATATGGATCTGGATCAACACATTCTTTATCTGAATAAGACACACCAACCCTGGTGGATTAAGAATGTACGTGCCAAGTATGGTAAGGATACCGATTTCACAGGTCCTAATAGCTATCTGTATGTGGTTCCCGATACGAGTCAGCGCATTATCTGGCTGCCTTATCTTGGACAGATGCCTTTCATGATGATGGATGTTCCCGGAAACCTTCAGTGCCTTGAGTATATTCCCGGTGAAATGCTATCTATCAAGGTCAAGGAAGATATGGAGCTTGTCAAGGCTTGGTCTACATGGAAAGAAGGCTTTGCTGCCGCATTCGTTGGGCGTCGATTCGATACCCGTGCAAAACTGGTTGCTAACAACTATGAATGGCAACAGATATTCATGAACAAGCCATCTGTCAATGTTGATGCTGATGCCACTACAATCACTGCATCGAAAGGATTCTGGCAAGAAACAGTCGAGAACTCTAAAGCCACGGCGATTACTGATATCACTGGAGCTAAAGCCGGAGTTGGATACATTATTGAGTGTGGATCTATAACCAATGCGTCTACCATTGCGAAAACCGGCAAGTTTGCTGAGATTTCGGAAGCATATACACCGACAGCAGTGGGGGATTACATTATGGTGGTACTGAATAAAGATGGTAACTTCCGGGAACTTGAACGTTGTGTCGGAGGTGTACGTAAGGTTAATGCAGACCTTCAGCCCAATCTTCCTGGAGTAAGATAATACTTTTCCATTTCTGTGTTTCAATAGGTTAGTTAGTTTTGGTTGGGGCGGGTGTAATGCCCGCCCTTTCTTTTTTAAATCACATTTAATTCAAAAATATGAAAGCAAGAAAAATTTCAAATCCAATGAAAGGATACCGGGCTGCCCGCAAGTTGCAAACCCGCTTCTTTCTCTCGCTAATGGTACTATTCGCTATTGCATTCGTTGCATGGCTCTTCTTGGATCCGGCAGCATCCGCACATATCTGTATGCCTGGTTTAGGTGGTACGACATTTGCCTCAATGATGTTAATTGGTAACGTTAATGACGTATCCGATCGTCAAACACATGGCTCTAACATTGCCTATAAAGTCTACTTGATAGAACTCTCTCAGATAAATGATAATGTGCGCTTTCCGAAGAAGAATGCCAATAGAGAGGTCAGTACTATTCCGATGAAGGCAGGACAATACATGCAATACTTTGAAGCACACGATATTCCTACTTACAACGCAACCGGTGAGAAAGGGGATATCACTACTTCCGGTGAAAATAACTTCGCAATAATTATGGGAGGCATGCGCGATCAATTGCTTAATTTCATCGAAGAGCATGCCGGCAGTAAATTTGTAATCCTGTTTAAAGAAGTAGGTGAGGATCAGTGGTACATTATCGGTGAGTATGATCGCCCGATGATCCTTCAATCTTTCGAAGCGAAGAATGACAAGGATGGCCGTTATGTAACCTTTACTTTCAAACGTACATCTATCGATCAGTATTGTAAATACGTCGGTGATATCGTTCGTGCCCCGGCAACCAATCATACAGTTGATGCTAAGACACTGGCTATTAAACCGGAGAGCAACCGTTATGAAATACCGAACGGATCAGCAGCAACTTATGCTATCAATGCTATTTCTGGAGTGACTGCTAACGATAAAGGCCGGTATATCACGCTTGAAGGAACTGGTACCGATAAAGCGGCTACTATTGCCGATGGTGCTGCATTTGTCCTCGAGGATGGTTCAACATGGACTGCTAAGGCAGGTTCACAGATTACATTCCGAATCATGGACACTACTACTCTTGTCGAGGTTCCCGGTAGCCGGATCCAGACAGCATAATACTTACCTGGGCGGAGCGATCCGCCCATAAACTCAACCTATATGTATTCCTTCAAAGAAAAACAAAAACATTATGCGGAGCTTCGCAATCCGGATACTGCAGAGCAGGATCTTGAACTCCTGCGTAAGAAGCAACCCGAACTATCAACATTGAGTATGTTCTCACGTAATCCGAAGCGATATGCTGATGACATCCTATATGCGTTGCTGGATGTTGCAGAACGTGATGAAATCCGCAATAATCGGCGTACTGTTGAGCAAACTCCAGACCCTAATCCGGAACAACCTGATAAGGTGTCTGAGGTAACTAATCAAGTAGAAGAAGCCGAAGAGCGTACTGAGGAAGCGGAACTTCATACAGAAGAAGTTAAAGAGCGTGTTCAAGAAGCCGAAGAGCGTGCTGAGGATGCGGAACTTCGTGCTGAGGAAGCTGAAGAACGAGCAGAAAGTGCTGAAGCTGCTCTTGAAGAGGAGAAAAAAAAAACCGTTACTACACCAAAGATGGTAAAGTCCAAAAGCACGAAGAGTACCCCAAAATCGATTGGGACAACCTCTCGGTCCCGCAAGTCCAAACGGCCACGATCCTCTACAACGACCGAATCGTAAGCTGGAAACAAATGAAGCAGCTCGACGAGCAGCTGGACAAGAACCCGACTGAAAGAGCTGTCACTGATATGGCAGAGCTCCGTATTCGGAATCTTCTGGCGTTTGAAGAGCTGCAGTCGTTCAACGACACTGGGAAGTTTAGGTACAAACATCCGTTAATCATCCGCCAGTCCGAGAGAGCACAACTGGAGGAACTCCTTCGGAAGAACCCGCAGGAATTCCTGCGATATCACAAGAATGTACTTGATAACATCCGTAGATACGAATCCTACCTGAAGCGTGCCGACCGTGAAAGTCGGCGTGCCCAGGACAAAGAAAACCTTCGCCGTCATCGAGAGCGGGAAGCCATTTTCAAAGCAATTCTCGAATCAACAACAAATAAAAATTAATCATGGAAAAGCTAATAGAAGTATTTAATTTGGGTGGTCTTCCGACTGCCCCGCTGGATTCATTCTTAGAGCTTCAGGAAGACTTCAAGAAGTCTGATCCTGACAAGTTATCGAAGCTGCAGATGCTAATCATCACTCGTGGCTTCAAGTATGCATTTAAAGCCTGGAAGGATCCTGATGGAAAACTCTGGATTATCGATGCCCATCAACGGAGGAAAGCTCTGCTTGCTCTGCGCAAATCTGGTTTTACTATTCCGGAGATTCCGTATGAACCAATCTTCGCAGCGGATAAAAAAGAAGCAGTCGAGGAAATAGCTGCCTACAACTCTGAGTTCGCCACTAAGAACCCGGACACTTTACTTTTTAAAAAGTACAACATCGATACCGATACTCTTTCCCGGTTCAATCTGGGTTATGAAGTGAAGACCATCGACTTCGGTCAGGCAGCTGCTCCGCTATTCGGATCCGAGCACGAATCAACCGATATCCACGAAGATGCCATTGACTTCACTATTCCTACAGAAGACGATACCAACTCCATTTTTACACAACCAGGAGATATTTGGTTACTTGGAAAGAATCGCTTAATGTGTGGTGATTGCCGTTCAAAATCCGAT